GGTATATGTGGTCAATCAGATCTTGTAGAGGTAGCAAAAGGAGAGGTGAATATTACAGACTACAAAACCAATAAAGAGATTAAGAAGGAATCCTATGTAAATTGGGAGGGTGTATCACAGAAAATGTTATCACCAGTATCTCATCTGGATGACTGTAACTTTTGGCATTATGCACTACAGTTGTCCACTTATATGTATATTATATTGAAGCATAACCCCAAACTTAGGCCAGGGAAGATCACTATTCACCACGTGTTGTTCTATACAGATGGTACAGATAAGTTTGGAAATCCTATTACTAAGCTAGATGACCAAGGAGAACCTTTAGTTAAAAAGATTGTGCCTTATGATCTACCTTATCTTAAAGCTGAGGTTATTAACTTAATTAAACACAAGCAAGATGCTAATTAAACTATTTGATATAGTAAACAACAAAGTAGTACCTACGGAACACTGTTATACAATATCGTCTTTGAATGATATAATGACTGAGTATCCGGATGATTATTTAAAAGTATACACTTACCTGTTCTACATGACCTGTCCTAATCCTGATCTTAATCCTTTCTTTAATGTTCCTGAACATGAGAAAGAAGAGATTATTATGTCAGAGATTGATATGGATATTTCTACTGAGGATGACTTGATTATCCGGGGTATGAATACATGTAAGAAATTATATGAGACTCCTACGTATAGAACGTATGTAGGTATTAAATCTATGCTGGATAGATTGGCCCATTATATGGAGACTACAGAAATCCAGCATGGTAGAGATGGTAACATCACTGCATTAGTAAACGCTGCTGCTAAGTTTGAGCAGATTAGGCAATCTTTTAAAGGGGCTTATAAAGATTTAGCTGAAGAACAACAAAGCCAAGTAAGAGGAAATATAGGATTAGCTTATGACCAATAATACGGAACAAAATTTATATGGATGGTTATTTACATATAACCCCCATACCAAACTATGGAGTGCTTTTAAATCTGAGGATAAAGAAGCATATTTTAATAATACTAAAGAATGTAATTCTAGGATTTCATCTAAGACAATTGATACATTACTTTATATGATTATTAAATATAACGGAAATGTTGAAGAGCCTGAAGATAAAGTAGATGAGTGAAATTATAGAGATACCAACCTGGGATAATGGTGCATGGACTACTAGTACATTTTCTTCTAAAGAGGAATGGAGAGAGTATGTGCTTACATTATTTAAAGAACCGGGTCAGTATAACTTTAATGAAACAGCTTTATTGTTTAATAAAGAAGCCAGTGTATTTAACAAGTTAGGTTTTTACACTGTAGCACCCTTTAAATCAAAGGATTACATTTATTACTGGGATGACCAAAAGAAGAAATGTAGGAATGGGGTATTGTATAAGGATGGTAAGAATGTATGGTATCTAACTAGAGACTATTATATGTGGCTTAACTTCCTACCTATTTATGATAAGGAAGAGAAGAAGTTTGGATTTGCTAAAGTCCGGGATGCACAGTATCACATGGCATTGTATGAAGTACTAGCTGAATTGTATTACAAACATGTAGCTATCTTGAAAAAACGTCAGATTGCATCATCATACTTTCATGCTGGTAAATTAATTAATTCATTATGGTTTGAAGAAGGTGTAACTCTTAAGATGGGTGCTTCTCTTAAAGACTATATAAATGATAAAGGTACATGGAAGTTCTTAGATGAGTACGCATCTTTCTTAAATGAGCATACAGCCTGGTATAGACCTATGAACCCGGATAAGGTTATGCTATGGCAGCAAAAGATTGAGGTAAGAAAAGGTAATAAGAAAACTGAGGTAGGATTAAAGGGTACTATACAAGGTATGTCCTTTGAGAAATCTGCAACAGCCGGTGTGGGTGGTCCTTGTCAGTACTTCTTTCATGAGGAAGCAGGTATTGCTCCTAAGATGGGGGAAACATATGAGTACTTACGGCCAGCATTACAGTCTGGTATGGTGACTACCGGTGTATTTATTGCAGCAGGATCTGTGGGTGATTTGGATCAGTGTGAACCATTGAAGAATCTGATCATGAATCCTGAAGCTAATGATATTTATGCAGTAGAAACTAATCTATTAGACGGCAAAGGAACTATTGGTACAGCTGGATTATTTATTCCAGAACAATGGTCTATGATGCCATTTGTAGATAAGTATGGTAACTCATTAGTAGAGGAAGCTTTAGAAGCTATTAAAGAAGAGAGAATAAAGTGGAAGAAAGAGATTGAGCCTGATAAGTATCAGTTGCGTATTTCTCAGAAACCTACAAATATTGAAGAGGCATTTGCATTTAGAAGGGAATCTGTGTTTGCAGTGCACTTACTTGCTGCTCAGTTAAGGAGAATTGAAGACAAAGAATATCCTTATGAATTGTTAGAGTTATACAGGGATGAACATAACAATTTAACTGTAAAAGAATCTAACAAATTACCTATCAATGAGTTCCCTATTTCTAAAAAGACGGAGGATAAGAGTGGCTGTCTGGTCGTGTGGGAGAGACCTAAAAAAGATCCCACATTTGGAATGTATTATGCAAGTATTGACCCGGTTTCTGAAGGTAAGACTACTACCTCTGATTCTCTTTGTTCTATTTTTGTTTATAAAGCCCCTGTTGAAGTATCTAGAGAAGAGAACGGAGAGCAGAAAACGCATATAGAACAGGATAAAATTGTAGCAGCTTGGTGTGGGCGTTTTGATGATATCAAAAAAACACATGAAAGATTAGAACTAATTATAGAATGGTATAATGCTTGGACACTAGTGGAGAATAACGTATCTTTATTTATTCAATATATGATCTCCCAGAGAAAGCAAAGATATCTTGTAACTAAAGATCAGATCTTATTCCTGAAAGATATTGGTAGTAATGCTAGTGTATATCAGCAGTATGGTTGGAGAAACACGGGTACATTATTTAAGGCACACCTTATCTCTTATGCTATTGAGTTTCTTAGAGAAGAGATAGACCATGATTATAAGACAGATGGGTCAGTTGTAAAGACAACATATGGTGTATCTAGAATACCGGATCCTATGCTAATCAAGGAGATGCTGGCATATAGAGAAGGATTAAACGTGGATAGACTTGTAGCATTTACAGCTCTAGTAGCCTTTGCAAAAATCCAACAATCAAACCGTGGATATTTAAAACGTAGAGAAGTAAACTCTGAAAGTTTGGATAAGTCAAAAGATTTATATAAATTAAAAGTAGGGGCTTTTAGGCATATTGGGAAAAGCGGGTCTTCTAGCGGTATGCAAAGGCCAAAACAGGCATTTAAAAATTTAAGATAATGAACTGGTACATAAGTACTACGGCAATGGAAAATATTACAGTTAATGTAACTTACGTTAGCTATTATTCTGATGAAGATGATGATACCATTGAGATGAGTTTAGATGAATTAATAGAACAACCTAATACAACAATTACAGACTATGCAATTATATAATGCAATGCAGCTCAAGAATGGAGCTAAGGCAGAGTACAACAGAATGAGTACTCTTACTCAACCCATTCAATTTATACCAAGAAAGGAGAAGGATGATGATTGGGCAGCCTGGAATTTGGATTGGTTAGAATGGCAGGGCATGAAGCAGTTGCGTAGAAATGCTAGAAGGCTTTCTAAGAACTATAAGCTTGCTAAAGGTATTATTGATAAAACAGATTATGTTGTTGAAGAGGATGTAGAATATGCGGAGTTAATTGATGTTCTTACTAAAGAGGATCAGTCTGCATTAGAGTTAAAGTTTTATCCTATTATTCCTAACGTAATTAACGTACTTGTTTCTGAATTTGCTAAGAGAAATACTAGAGTTAGTTTCCGTGCTGTAGATGAGATCTCATATAATGAGTTATTAGAGCAGAAGAGAGCTATGGTTGAGCAGAAGTTATTAGCTGATGCTGAGCGTAAGATGGTGATGAGTATGATTGAGCAGGGTGCTGATTTAGAAGATCCTGAAATCCAGAAAGCATTATCTCCAGAAAATCTTAGATCATTACCTGAAATTGAACAATACTTCAAGAAAGATTATAGATCTATGCTAGAAGAATGGGCAGAACACCAAGCCCGTGTAGATGAGGAAAGATTTAAAATGGATGAACTTGAAGAAAGAGCTTTCCGTGATATGTTAATCACAGATAGAGAGTTCTGGCATTTCAAGATGAATGAGGATGATTATGAGATGGAGTTGTGGAATCCTTTAGTAACTTTCTATCATAAGTCTCCTGATGTAAGATATATCTCTCAGGGTAACTGGGTAGGTAAGATTGAATTATATACTGTAGCAGATATTATTGACAAGTATGGTTACTTGATGACTGATGATCAGTTGCGTTCTATGGAGGCTATTTATCCTACAAGAGCTGCTGGTTATCCTTTAGAAGGTTATCAGAATGATGGATCATACTATGATGCTACTAAATCACATGAGTGGAATACTAATATGCCTTCATTACAGTACAGACAGTTTATGTCTACCTGGGAGCAGAATAGTACAGCCGGTAATGATATTGTTAGTTACATCATGTCTGAGTCTGAGGACTATGTAGATTATAAGAACACGGATATGTTACGTGTTGCTCATATCTATTGGAAGTCACAGCGTAAAGTAGGACACTTAACTAAGATTGATGAGAATGGTCAAGTAATTCAAGATGTTGTAGATGAGTCATATAAGATTACTCAGAAACCTTTGTATGATACTACATTATTTAAGAATAAGAATAAAGAGAATCTAATTGCCGGTGAGCATATAGATTGGATTTGGATTAATGAAGTATGGGGTGGTGTAAAAATTGGACCTAACTATCCTGCATACTTTGGTATGAATAACAATGCTGGTGGTATTAATCCTATCTACATTGGTATTAATGAATCAAAACCCGGACGTGTACCTTTCCAATTTAAAGGAGATGCTACACTGTACGGTTGTAAATTACCAGTAGAAGGATCAGTATTTTCAGATAGAAATACTAAGTCTACATCTCTTGTAGATTTGATGAAGCCCTATCAGATTGGTTATAACATTGTTAACAACCAGATTGCTGATATTCTTGTAGATGAGTTAGGTACTGTGATCATGTTAGATCAGAATGCTTTACCTAGACATTCATTGGGAGAAGATTGGGGAAAGAACAACTTGGCAAAAGCTTATGTTGCAATGAAGAACTTCCAGATGTTACCATTAGATACTTCTATTACTAACACTGAGAATGCTCTTAACTTCCAACATTACCAAGTATTAAACTTAGAACAGACACAGCGTTTGATGTCTAGAACTCAATTAGCTAACTACTTTAAGCAACAAGCTTTTGAGGTCATAGGGATCACACCACAGCGTTTGGGAGAGCAAGTGGAGCAAGCTACTGCTACAGGCGTTAGAATGGCTGTATCAAACTCCTATGCACAAACTGAGACATATTTTATTAATCACTGTGATTACTTAATGCCTCGTGTGCATCAGATGCGTACAGATTTGGCTCAATACTATCAATCAACTAAGCCTTCTATCAGATTGCAATACATCACTTCTACTGATGAAAAGGTTAATTTTGAGATGAATGGTACTGACTTATTGCTCAGAGATTTTAATATTTTCTGTACAACTAAGACAAATCATAGAGCTACGCTAGAACAATTGAAGCAATTAGCTCTTACAAATAATACTGCCGGTGCTTCTATCTATGACTTAGGTAATATCATGAAAGCTGAGTCTATCTCTGAAGTTACTCATATCCTTAAGTCTGCTGAAGAAAAGCAACAAGCTCAACGTCAGCAAGAAATGCAGCAACAACAAGCTATGCAGGAACAAGCTTTACAAGCTAAGACTCAAGAAGCTATGATGAAGATGCAGTTTGAATCTGAAGAGAATGAGAAGAATAGACAGAATGATATTGTAATTGCTGAAATTAGAGCTGCCGGTTATGGTGCTGCTGTAGATGTTAACCAAAATCAGATGTCAGATTACCAGGATGCAATGAAAGATATCCGTAAGAGTGAAGAGTTTCAGCAACAAATGGATCTGAAAAAAGAATCCGCTGCTACACAGAAAGCTGTTAACATGGATAAGATGGCAATTGAGCGTGAAAAGCTAGCATCACAAAGGGAAATAGCTAATAAGCAATTAGAGATAGCTAGAACTAATAAGAACAAATACGACAAGCCAGACAACAAGAAAAAGTAATAGCCTTATATTACAAAAAATACAGCTTTAAAAACAAATTTTTAAAGTTTATAAAAAGTAATATATTATATTCTTAATGTACACTACAAAATAAAATAACCAACTATATGAGTGAAACAAAACCAAATGAGCAAACCACCGTACAACAAGTAGATATCAACATTGATGATATCTTTGGTGGAGCTCCGGGAGCAGATAGTATTGTGCTTCCAACAGAGGAAGAAAAGAAACCTGGTTTTTTTTCAACCCCTAAAACGGATTTAACGTTCTTAGACAAACAAGAGGAGGATGAAGATGGAAATCTTAAGCCTGCTGCTCAAACTGCTAATGACTTATTAAATGAGTTAACAAGTGATGTTGATGACTCAAATGATGAGGAGGAGTCACCCAAAGGAGGTAGACCTAAAGTAGATAAGAGTGGTATGGTAGAAACCTTCTCTAAACTAATTGAAGAGGGTGTATTAATTGGCTTTGAAGATGAGAAGCCAATGGATGAATACTCTCTTAAAGATTGGAAGGAGCTCTTGCAAGCTAACTTTGAAGAAAAGGAGCGGGCAATTAAAGAGCAAACTCCAAAAGAGTTCTTTGAAGCACTTCCTGAAGAACTTCAGTATGCTGCACAATATGTAGCAAACGGAGGTAATGACCTTAAAGGTCTATTCAGTGCATTAGCTCAAGTAGAAGAGGTACGTGGTTTAGATCCAACAGATGAGATGGATCAGGAACAGATTGTACGTTCATACTTGCGTGCCACTGGATTTGGCAATGATGAGGAAATTGATGAGGAGATTGTAACTTGGAAAGACTTAGGTAAGCTAGAACAACAAGCTAATAAGTTTAAACCAAAGTTGGACAGAATGCAAGAGTCTATTGTAGCCCAAAAGATTGCTGAACAAGAGCAATTAAAGGCACAACAAGAACAAGCGGCATCAGCATATATGGATAACGTATATGAAGCCCTTAAGCCTTCAGAATTGTCCGGTATTAAGTTGGATAAGAAAACCCAGTCTATGTTATATGCTGGTCTTGTACAACCTAATTACCCATCTATCTCAGGAAGAAATACAAACCTATTGGGACATTTGTTAGAGAAGCATCAATTTGTAGAACCTAACTACCCATTAGTAGCTGAAGCACTATGGTTATTGGCTGATCCAGATGGATATAAGTCAAAGATTATGGAGCAAGGCAAAAACAAAGTGGTTGAAAACACTGTAAGGCAACTTAAAACAGAGCAGTCTAGAAAGATCTCTAGCACTGTAGCTGAAGAAAAAGAGGAACCTAAACAGCGTAAGATTGCAAGACAGACAAACATTTTTAAAAGATTTTAACAACACAAACAACACAAAACAAATAAATAATTATGGCAACTCCAGTTTTAAACAATGGTATATTTTTGCGTGATACCAGCTACCAAGCTAGTTCTCACGTAGATTCATACCACCTCGTAAACATGCTGAAAAGCAGTGAACCTATGGATTTAGGTCCAGTAGACATTTGGGCTATGGCTCAAAAGGTTGAAATGCCTTTGTACCAGTTCTCTAGCTTTGGTGGCAAGAACATCATCAATGTAGACAACGCTCGTGGAGAGTACAAGTGGCAGGTTCCTGTTGCTCAAGATCTTCCTTACATTGTAACTGACATTGATTCTACTAACACTACTAAGGGTATTGATGGTACTACTTTCCAAGTAAAATTAAACAAGCGTATTTTTGGACATGGTGACATCGTTACTTATGACAAGTACAATGGTTTGGAAATGTACATCACTGCTGATGACATTATCCCTACTGGTGATGGTTTCATCTACACTGTTCAATTGGTAAACAACAGCAATGGTGTTTCTTTGGACAATAAGTACTTGGCTTCTGGTACTAAAATGTTCCGTAAAGGTTCTGCTCGTGGTGAATACGGTGAGCGTTTCTCTGATATCGGACAGTATGGTGCTGGTTTCCGTGAATTCTACAACTACGTAGGTGGTGCAGAAGCTCACGTACACTATTCAATTTCTAGCCGTGCTGACTTGATGTTGAAGGGTGGTTTGAACGCAGATGGTACTATTCCTGTAACTGAAATCTGGCGTAACTTTGACAAGACTATGGATCCTTCTGTAACTAGCTTGGAGTCTATGGTACAAACTATGGGTAAAGATGCAGTTAAGCGTGCGTTTGACAATGGTAACTTGACCCGTACTTTCTTGACTACAATGGAAGCAGCTCACTTGACTAAAGTAGCTAATGACATTGAGACCTACTTGATGTGGGGACAAGGTGGTAAGATTAAGCAAGATGGTCCAGATGATATCCGCTTGTCAGTGGGTCTTTGGAAGCAGTTGGATAACAGCTTTAAGCGTGTATACAACAAGTCTAGCTTCAACTTGGATTTGTTCAAGTCTGAAATCTATAACTTCTACTTGGGTAAGGTTGACTTCCAAGGTCCAGATCCTAAGCGTCAGTTGATTGTTCAAACTGGTATGGGTGGTATGAAGTTGGTTAACGAAGCAATTAAGAAAGAGGCTATCCAGTCTGGTATGATCATCAATGCTCAAGAAATTGGTGCTATTACTGGTAAGGGAATGGACTTGAACTTTGGATTTGCTTACACCAGCTATGTAATTCCTTTCTTGGCTAACGTTAAGTTTGTATTGAACCCTGCATTTGACAACTTGCACACTAACGATATTGAAAACCCCTTGATTGATGGTTTCCCATTGTCTTCTTATAACTATATCATTTTTGATATCACTGATAACACTAATGATAATATCTTCATGTTGAAATTGTCTTGGGACAATCAATTGAAGTGGTTCTACCAAAATGGTACTATGGATTACATGGGACGTACTCAAGGCTTCCAAAGCTCTGGTCAGTTCAATGGATACCGTGTATACATGAGCCAAACAATGCCTGCGATCTGGGTTAAAGATCCTACAAAGGTGTTGAAAATTGTTATGCGTAACCCTATCACTGGCGGTTCTTTCTAATAACAATCATAAACCTGGTGGAGGCTCGTACCTTCCACCAGGTTCTAATTAAGTATAATGATAACACTTATACTAATAGTTCTTACAGGTATTATAAATGCCTTAATGGATATAATCATAGGAAGATATGACCAAAGTATTTTCTCTAAATTTAATCCGGAATGGTGGGATCCAAGAATAAGTTGGAAGTATAAATGGGCAGATCCATTACAACCTCCAGTAAAAGCTTGGTATTATTTTGGATTTTACCCTAGGTATAAAGAAAGATTTATCTATAGCTCTACAATATTTGTATGGCTTACAGATGCATATCATTTCTTTAAAGCTTTCTTTATCCTATTTATTGTGCTAGGCATAGTTTGCTACACCCCAATAATTAATCCTTATATTGATTGGTTAATATATTATATCACTTGGACTGGTGTATTTTCCATTTTTTATGACTATATTTTTAATAAGAAGTAACTCATGCCTTTAGAAAGATTCATACCCAAATCACCTGATCCTTTTATTAGAAACAGTCAGGATTTTGAAGTTGCCAAATTTGGGCATCTTAATACTATTATTGAATATGTAAACAACTATGTTGTTACAGATGGTTTACAATTGTCTGGTACTGGTCCATTATCTACATCATTAAGAAATGTTACTGATAATCTTGGTAATGTATCTCCTTTAAAATTATCTACCCTTGGTGTTCAGATAGTTAGTCCTTTAAGGATTTCTACAGATGATCCATCAGATATGTATTTGGATTGTGAAGATGGTAGTGAAAATAATAGATTTAATATTACACGTAATACTGGTTCTCAGCAAGTAAACTTAAACTTTGCTAGTAATCCAACTGGTAGTACTAGTATTGTAGGAGCTATTAGAACATATGCAAATGGTTCAACATTATCTGAGGTTTTACAATTTAGAGAAGATGGAACTATTTTTGGTAGTGGATCTCAGACAGCATCTAATTTTGTTATTCAATCAGATGACGATTTAACTAACTTGTATCTTTATAGTTCAGCATGTTGGGGAGGATTACTAACAAATACTCCTTTAGGAAACTATAATACAATATTAAATGGTCGTATTATTGGAACACATGGAGGAACAGGTAATTCAGCATTAGCATTAGGAACTATACAAGCAGATACAAGTGGTAGTAATTTTAGTATAGCAATGGGAGCAGGTTGTACTATAACAAATACTCAAAACGGCTTGGCAATTGGTAGAAATGCATCAATAATATCTGCAGGTGAATCAACTGCAATAGGTTATCAAGCAACTACATCAACTGTAAATGCAATTGCGTTAGGTAACTTAAATGCTTTATTACAAATAGGTGGAAATTTTACACCTACTGCAAGGGTTCACATAAAAGGATTAGGATCAACATCAGCAACAACTTCATTATTGGTGCAGAATAGTGCTGGAAGTGAAGCAGTAAGAGTGAGGGATAATCTAAATGTGGATTTTGGTGGTAACATATTGGCTACGGGATATATTGGTGATGGAAGTAATGTAAAATTCAAAAATATTGCGGGTACTGAGGCAGGTAGATTTTATTGTGATGGTACAAATTTAAGGGCGTATACTTCTAATGGTAGCAATCATGGATATACCTTATTTTCAAGTGGCTCAATGACTTTTGGTACTTCGGTATCAGAAGTATCATCAGCAATTATGGCAGTTACTAGCACATCAAAAGGATTTTTACCACCTGTGATGACAACAACCCAAAAGAATGCTATTGTAACACCTACTAATGGTTTGATAGTTTATGATTCTACAACTAACAAACTATGTTGCTACAATGGTAGCACTTGGAATGATTTATTCTAAAATAAAAATATAAAATATAAAATAATGACAACTTATAATTGGACAATTACTAATCTCTACACTAAGACTGTAGAAGGATTACAAGACTACGTAGTAACTGCTATGTACAACGTAGAAGGTGTAGATGGAGAATTCTCTTCTACTATTAACGGAAGTCAAATGTTTACTGTAAAAGAAGGACAAGACTTTATCCCATATTCTGAATTAACTAACGAGATTGTTGTTGAGTGGATTAAAGAAGAGTTAGGTGAGAATGGTATTCTTTCTATTACTGCTTGCATTGATGGACAGATTGAGTCTCAGAAGAACCCTCCTGTAGTTCCACAAAACACTCCTTTGCCTTGGGCTTAAGGATTATATTTAGTATCTTATAATAGATAGTAAAATGATTAACTATAAATTTGAAATTGAAGGCATGCATGTGGTAAACACACCTTCTAATAAAAATTATGTTGTAACCGTATTATACCAAATTATTGGTGTACATGAGTCTGGTGAATCAGAGTCTATTATGGATTGTGCTGATTTTGAAGTTAATGAAAGTATAGAGAATTTTATTCCTTATAGTCAGTTAACTCAAGATATGGTAGAATCATGGATTATAGCAGAAAATGGAGAACCTCATATTGAGAATCTTAAGAATATAATTAAAGATAAGATTAGTTATAAACTTAATCCTCCTAGTCAACCTAATATCTTATCAGCTCCTTGGAAATAATTAATATTTAAAAAGATGGAATTTAATAAAATAACAGAAGCAACTCCAATAACAGGGTATGCTGATTTTGAATACGGTTTAGCTAAAACACTTTATGTAAATAAAACTATTACTGATCTTAACACTAATTTTAAAGATTTAACTTTAGGTGGAGATTATTATTTCTTTGGTTTTAAAACCACAGGTCCTAGTTCATGGGGAGTAATAAATATTCTAGGAACAGTAGGTGCTGGAGTAAATAATGATGCTAATCCGTATTTTTCTACTATTGTAGGTTATAATGCAACAATTGAAGGTGGTACTGGAGGATTATATAACTCTTCTGTAAATGGTGCTACATTAGTTGGTAATGGTGCGTATCATAGAGCAGCAAATGGAAACGGTATTGCAATTGGTAGAGGTTCAGTTACAGATTCATTTGGTGTAGCTATTGGTTCTTCTTCTTGTTCAATTACTGGAGTTAGATCTGTAGCAATTGGTTCTCGTAACTCTTTTGTTACTGGTGATTATAGTATTACTATTGGTGGTAATACAAACGTAACTGGAAGTAATTCTGTTAACGTTGGTTATGGCTCAACAGTTACAGGAAGCAATTCTGGTGCCTTTGGTCCTGGAGTAGCAGTATCTGGAGATAACTTAATTAAAATTGGTAATTCAACACACACTGTAAAGATTGATGGTACATTAGCTTTAGGTACAGGAAACGTTATTACAGCCGCAGCAGCAGCACCTAGTACACATAAAGTAGCTGTATCAATTAATGGTGTAACTTATTATTTATTAGCTTCTAACGTATAATCATGTCACTGAATAAATTTGTTCCGTTATCACCAGATCCATTTTTAAATAATGATCCGGATATGTCATTGGCTAAATTTGGTCATCTTAATTCTGTTGTTGATTATGTTAACAGTACATTGTATGGTTTTTCTCGTATAGAAAATACTGGAAGAGTAAAAGTATCTGGTGTAGAAGCTGCTTTAAAAGTAGGTAGTGTTACAATTGGTACTTCTCCAACATCTGTTTGGGTAGAAGAAAACTATGCATATGTTACTAATGAAGGTAGTAGTACATTAAGTATTGTAAATATTACAAACCCATTAGTTCCAGTTGTAGTATCTACATTAACTATGTCTGATGGTGTTCAAAACTATGCACCTAAGATGGTTAAAGTATATAACCATTTAGCTTATGTTCTTTGTGAATCAGCTGCTGATGGTTTTAGTAATAAAACATTTATTATAAATGTTGGTGATGCTAAAAATCCAGTAATTCTTTCTTCATCTATATCACTTGGTGGTGGATATTATCCTCAAGGATTTAGTATTGATGGTAATATTTTCTATGGTGTGCGTATTGGAGATTTTTGTAGACAAGATATTTCTAATCCTTCAGCACCTGTAAACTTGTATCCTTGTTTTGGAACTGGTGTTTATACTGCAGATATTTCTACTAAAGGTCAATATACATATGTAGTTGGTTATGACTCTGCTACAAATTATGCCAAGTTTGCAATATTTGATATGACTACCCCAAGAAATCCTGTAACTAAATCTACAGTGACTATTGGAACAGATGCAAGATTATCAGGTATGGCAATTGATGAGGATTATGGATATTTCTTTTCAGCATTAGGTGCTAAGTTTTATATTTATGATTTAACTGATAAGACTAATCCAGTACAAGTTTCTACATATACACTTACCGGATTTACTCCAGATCCTGATTTTTATGCATATGGTAAAAACTATACTAACGTATGTGTACAAGCAAATTATGTATATTTAACAGATGGTACAACCGGTAACATTCATGTATTTGATGTAACTAATAAAGCACTTCCTGTATATGTAAGAGCTATTCCATCTGGTACATTGAAAGGTGCAAGTTTCTATATCAAAGGAACTTATATGTATGTTGTAGGAAATGATAGTAACGTATTAAATATTATTGACTTAGGTGGATTATATATTCAACAAGCAGAAATTGGTGGATTATATGTATCAAACTTTGCTGTTAAAAATTCTGCATCTATTAGTTATGATTTGAATGTATATGGTAATATCAATGTAAATCGTGGTATTAAGAGTTATGGTCCATTATCATCTTATGTAAATGGTTCAATTGCTTTTAGAGTAAATAGATTATTTGGTGTAGAAGTAACTCCCCAATTGTTATCTGAATTTAGTACTGATTTAACTGGATTTACTATTAAACCTACATTTAATTTTAATGGTAATACTGGTAACTCAATTACAGCAACTATTCAAGCACCTGATGCTGTAGCTACTAATACTGCAGTACAGGTATTGAACAACACTACAACATTGTTTAAAATTAATAACGCTGGACTTATTTCATTGGGCAACCAAACTATTGCAGCAAGTAAAACATCAACTGGTGAATTTATGCAAGTGACGGTAAATGGTAATACTCGTTTCATTTTATTATATAATTAATTATGGCACTAAATAAATTTATCCCTTTATCACCTGATCCTAATATTACTAGAGATAGTGATATGGGTATGGCTCAGTTTGGTCATTTAAATACTATTGTAGATTATTTAAACAGTGCTTTAAATATAAGTAAGTATAATATTATAATTACTAAATTAAATCAAACTAATCCTACAACTTTTCCAATTCAAAAGCAAGATACAGTATCAATAGGTACTAACTATACTCCAACAGCAAATCCATTACAAACGGGTGATGGTAATACGTTTGTAGGAATAAATAGTGCTATGGGTGATGATAACTCATACTTTAATACAATGATTGGATATGCTGCATCAATTACAGCAGTTCAACCTAAAAATGTTGTTATTGGTGCACAAGCAACTTCTGGAAGTGCAGAAGTTGTAGCTATTGGACATTTAGCATCATCAAGTGCATCTGCTGGTATTGCTATTGGTGCTCAAGCAAGTGTAACTGGAAGTCAAGGTGTAGCAATTGGAAGAACAGCAAGAACCACGACTGCAAATGGATTTGCTTTAGGAAACTCATCAGCATTATTACAAATTGGTGGTAACTTTGTACCTACTGCAAGAGTTCATATAAAAGGTTTGGGTGCTACTTCTGCTACCACCTCTCTTCTAGTAGAGAATAGTTCAGGTATAGAAAGTTTAAAAATACAAGATGACAATATTGTAAGAACAACCTATTTAGGTATTGGTGGTGGTACATCTACAAATAATATTGGCGGAACTACTATTGCTCAATTTGGTAATGCAGTAAGTTCGGGAGACCAATTAATAGTTGTTGACTCATCAGCAGGAACTAAAAGAGGTTTTAAATTTGGAAACCAAGGTACTATTAGGATGGCTTTAATTCAAGATGGTGTTAATTTACAAATTGGAAATTTTGTAAGTACTTTTAATCCCTATGTAACTTTTGAATATACAACAGGTAATGTAGGATTTGGAACTACATCTACAAATGCATCTGCTAAAGTACAAATTGATTCAATAACACAAGGTTTACTTAAACCTCGTATGACAACAGCCCAGAAGAATGCTATTGTAACCCCGGCTGCTG